GTGCTGTTCGGGGTATGTCTTTCAACATCCTCTTCTTGGATGAGTTTGCTTTTGTTCCCAATCACATCGCTGATTCTTTCTTTGCTAGTGTTTATCCTACTATTACTTCTGGTCAAAATACAAAAGTAATTATAGTTTCTACACCGCACGGTATGAATCATTTTTACCGCATGTGGCACGATGCAGAAAAGGGTAAAAACGAATATGTACCAACGGATGTTCATTGGAGTCAAGTTCCTGGTAGAGATGATGTATGGAGAGAGCAAACTATTGCCAATACATCAGAGCAACAATTTAAAGTTGAGTTTGAATGTGAATTCTTAGGATCTGTTGATACCTTGATTGCACCTAGTAAACTTAGGAGTATGGTTTACCAGACACCTGAAAAAACAAATGCTGGATTAGATATGTACGTTGATCCGCAAAAAGAACATGATTATGTTATTACAGTAGACGTTGCACGAGGTGTCAATAAAGACTATTCAGCTTTTGTTGTAATTGATATTTCAGAATTCCCTCATTCAGTAGTGGCAAAATATAGAAATAATGAAATTAAACCAATGCTTTTTCCAAGTATTATTGAAGAAGTTGGAAAGAGTTATAATGATGCATTTATTTTATGTGAAGTAAATGATATAGGAGATCAGGTAGCATCTATATTAAACTATGATATGGAATATAAAAACCTT